ATGGGTCATGATTGGGATGGCTATATCAGCATCCTTGAAGCCGCGCGGATGAATGATCATTGCCGGATCCATTGCGCCAACCATCGCTGTGATCATGCCGGGCGGCTTGAATTTGCTCCGCTGATCTATCGGCACGGGCCGCATATCGGGCTGGGCACGATCCTGCGCAAGCTGCGCTGTGCCCGCTGCGGGTCGCTTGGCGCGTTCCCGATCATGGAACCGGGCACAAAGACCACGCCCGCCAATCCGATCTATTGCGCCATCCACACCGACCGGCCCCACCCTTGCGACCGCGACGGGGCCTGCAAGGATGGGTGTAGGCTTGACGACAGACACATGTCAGGCGATAAAAGAACGAGGTGAGCCATGGAAGGTTTCCACCATGCCGCGTTGCAGGGTGACAACTCCATGGTCAGAACAGGGGCGGTTCAACCGCCCCTGTCGCGTTTCATCTTCCCAAGGGCCGCGCTGGCGATATCACCCATATGCGGGGCGGCAAAATAGAATGCGAGAATCACCATGACAGGCCCGACCATCGTGTCAGCACGGGCATCCGTTGCGGTTGATGCCTTCGTGATCATCTGCCGCACCTGATCTTTTTCGACAAAGATGGCGACAAGATCGAGAAGCCACGCCACGACATACTGCATCAACCAGACACCGGTGATTGACAGCGCAATCAGACGGCGCGCAAGGTTCTGGCCCTGCGTGGAACGCATCCAGTCAACAACCATCTGGCGGGCTTCTGTGACGCTCTTGGCGTGATCATCGGCCTTTTCTTCATCAGTATAGACCAGCTTGTCCAGCCCACTCGACACTCCATCCACGATGCCCGCAAGCGCCTTGTCAGTGCCAAACACCTTGCCGAAGAACGACCCAATTCCACCGAACATCACGCACCCCCGATATAGCGTTCATAGTTCTCGACAAATTCCTGCCGCGTGCCTTTGCCGTGAACGGTGTTGTAGTACCGCTTCCAATAGGCGGCCATGCCATGCACGTCATCGGCCTTGGGCAGCGGTTCGGCCCGGCGCAGGTAATGCACCCGGCACATCAGCGCCGCATAAGCCAGATTGACGGTCAGGTTTTCGGCCTTGTCGATCGCCCCGATCAGCCAGGCATCAATCGACCCACGCAGGTCATCACGATAGGACAGGTAATTGTCATAGATATCGTCAAGCGTGTCCGGCTCCATCTGAAAGATGCCGCGCGCCGGGCCGCCCTTGAGCTGGACAACAAACTTGCCGCACGCACTTTCCTGTGCGGCTGTACCCAGCACAAGGTTTTCCGCCGCCTGCGACCACAGGCCGGTTGCGGTCAGCACTGGCCGGATGACATCAAGGCGCAGTTGTGATGCATCAATCATCGGATCCACCCCATAACCATCGCCACCCAAACCATGACATAGCCAACGATGGCACCGATGATGGTCAGCGCGACGACCAGCCACATGGCCGGATCGGCAAGCATGGCGACGCCGCCAAACAGCGCACCGCCGATTGTCATGGCGATGATGTGAAAGATAATCATCATTTTGGTGATCCTTTCGCATAATGCGCCAGCATCCGGTCAAGGATGGCCTGACTGCCGCTGGGGCCAAGCCAGGAACATATGCCGATGCAGGCGACCGTCTGACTGCCTTCAAGCTGCAAATAGCTGGCGACGCCGGACCCGACCGCCGCACACATCACAGCCATAGGCACTTCCCACAGAAGATCCCACGACCAGAACCGCCGCTGCCCCAGCCGCACAAGGCGCTGATGCCAAAGCATGCGGACCAGAACGGCAAAGGACACCAGCAGGCCATTTGTCTTGATCAGGTCCACAAGCGATTCAATCGAAAATGACGGCGGCAGGTTCTCTTGCATCTCACCCCCTGATGCAGGAATTGGCAGGTTACCGGCAGACCATCAGGCCGCCGGCCCCTTGAGCTTTTCCTCAAGGTCTTCCCAAGCCTCGCCAGAGGCGACAAGGCAACTTGGCCCGCCCGGATAGGTAAACAGGATGGTCCATGTTTGCCCGTCCGGCGCTTTAAGCACCTCGATCACGCCGCCATTGCTGGTCACCCCGACCGCAACCGGTTCCTCGGAATACTTGGCCGACAGGCTATCGATCACCTTGGCCCGATCGCCGCACACCTGACTTGCGTGCGCGGAAATGAGGGGCGACAGCAACAAAAAAAGGACCGCAGCCAGTGCGATCCCGTAACAAAGCTTGAGCTTGTTCATGGCCCTATTCCTCCTCCGGCTCCGGTGGCGGTGACCAGTATTGATCATCCTGATAATCCGCCGGGATCGGGTCCATCGCGATCAGGGCAAAGTAATATTGCCAGATCGCCTGCCGCCCGGCGGCACCGGTATTGATGATATCCATCCATTCCGACGGCGACACCGCCACCGTCCCGGTATTGGTGACAATGTTGATGGCCGTGCTATCGGAAAGCGCAAGACGCGCCTGCGCTATCGGCATGACTTCACCGATCCACGCCGCCATGTCCTTTTCATCGGTGCCGATGGTATGCACACCCCGCCCATCGCCGAAATCATAGTCAAATGATGCAGCGGCAAGGCGGCGGTTGCGTTCGGTTTCTACCACCAATTGCGACGGTGCTGGCGGAACCCACTGTGCCCCTCCCCAAGTGTCGTTTGGAGATGATGGCACTTGCTCGGTATAGTCCGAACCGACGGGCCCCAGCCAATCGACGATAACCTTGGACGCATCGGACTTGCGATAAACGGAATCGCCGCGATGGTCATCGACCGAAGACCACAACTCTGACTGCGGATCGAATACCCGGACACTTCCCGCTGGGGCATTGCCAGCCGGGACAATAGTAGCATTGGCGGGAACAAGGAATGTGCCCGGTTCCTTTGGACTCTGGCGCGCATCCGATGTCCGCAAGTGCTCTTTTGTAACCGGGTGATAGTGATAAATTTCCATGTTCACCTCAGTATTTTACGCAAGGCAGAAGCGCAACGTTGCGCGGGCGGGTTTCTGAACCGGTGCGCGGGGTGCCGTTGGTCGTGTCTGAAACAGGAGATCCAGTCGCGCTATCACCGCCACCGGCACCGCCAGCCGCATAAATGCCGCCGCCGGTATTAACGACAAAGCTGTCACCACCAATGGTTCCATGACGATGCCCCTGCATTTGATCAAGCTGCGAAGCGCCAAAAACCCGCCCCGAGTCAACGCCACGTCCATCATCCCAACCACGAATAAACTCGCCGCGAAGGTCAGGAATGTTAAACGTTGTTGAACCATCCCCGGCCCCAAATACAACACCGTAGGCGGCAAACAAGTCCGAATATGTCGTCCGCGATATTGCCGACCCATCCGCGACAAGCGAGCCTGTCGGTGGATCTTCTGCCCCAAACCAGAAAACTGACCCCGCCGGCAACGCGGCTATCCCGCTCAGCCCCGAACCATCCCCATCGGACCGAAGCAGTCCTGCAGAACCACCAGCAGCCACATCCTCAAGTCGCAGCAGGCCGCTTGCCACCGAACCATGATCAATCCACCCGGTATTCGCCGCGTTGCGCTGATACAGATGCCCGTCACTGGTATTGACATACGGCATGTAGGAATAAGTTACCGATGGCGCGCTTGCGCCGGAATTCATCGTTGCGACCGCAAGCAGCGCATCATTGAAATCGCCCCGGACAACCGCGCCGGATCCGTTGGCCGCGACATAATCATGCTGTGCCATTTACCGCCCCGCCCGTGCTTTGCGTTTGTCATATTCCGCGATCCAGCTTTCTGTCGCGACCGGCAACGTCATGCCCTCAACATCGCGCAGGTGGCGGAAACCTTCGATGATCGCCGTTTCGGATTCCACCTTTTCGGCCTTGATCAGATCAAACCGGCCCGCCTGCGGGTTCCAGCGGTAACGACCCGGCTTAAGGTCGCAATCGCCGCCATCAACCCATTCCGGCATGCCATCGGTGACGGTGGCTTTGCTGCCCTCGGCAACATCTTCGTACCCTGTCAGCAGACCGGATCGATCCAGCCGCGCAACACGGATGGTTGGCGCGGGCTTAGCCGCACCCTTGGTTTTCTTTGCCATGTTGGAAATCCTGTTTAGGCCAGCTCTTCTGCGGTGATCCGCATGTCACTGACCCGGATGTTGTAGGATTGGTCCGACACCGTCAGAACCGCTTTGGGATCAACCGCCCGACAGTAAACCTCTGCACTGTCAAGGCGTTGCCATTCCGACCAGGTCGGGGAAATATTCGGGTCATCATCGGTGGTGCGCACCCAGATGGTGCAATCACCTTCGCCAGATGCCTCGCCATCCCAGTCCGGCCAGTCATCAACCGTCCCGGCCCTGTCATCGATAAGATCGACAACATTGACGACCTCGACCGTGACAGACGCGGTCAGGCGCATGCGACGTTTCGAACCGAAATCAAGCCCCGATCCCCAATCATATTCGCCGCTGGTGCGAATACCGCCATAGGCATCGATCGATGACACCGCATCAAAATCAATGATGTCATCAACCAACCCGACGCCCTGCAGGGTCAGGTCACCGTCATCATTGACAATCGTGCCATCATGGGTGCCGTCATAGACCGCACTTTCGACAACCGTGTCATAGGTCGAATATTCAAGGACCGTCGCACCATCGGTGGTGACAACCGCCGGCTCGGACACCGTGCTGACCGCATCGACGAACTGCACAAGGTACGATCCCGGCTTAAGCGGCAACACCGCCATGGTATCACCGCCCGGCACGTCATCCCCGATCGAGGTTGACGTTGCCAAAGTCGCACCTGATGCCGCCTGACAATGGCGGAACCGGACAACACCGCCCTGCGTAACATCCAGATCCGGCGACCGGTTCCAGCGCAGGAACACAAAGCCACCAGATACCGAAATCGTCACACCGGTTGGTGTAGCAGGCGTATCGCCAAGGCCCTTAATTTCACGGCGCACCGTGACGTATTCCGACCCAGGACCGACGACACTGACCGCCTTGACGCGCCAGTCATAAATGCCGGTGGCAACGTCAAACAGTTCAAGGAACGGACGGCCCTTCACACGCGGATAGACCGTCCATTCCAGTTCACCCAGCAACCGGCTTTCAAACTGGTAATCGGAAACAAAGCCGTCATCGGCCTCGCCCGATTGCAGAACCACCTTGACCTTGATGCCGCCACCGTCACGGGTCGAATATTTAACCTCGGTGACATCAAGGCCGTCCGGCGGTTCGACATCGCTTGGCGATGGCAGCGTGCTCGCCGCTGATACCGCGACAATCTTTTCATCCGCCGTGGTCCAGTCATATCCCTCTGCGCTGGTTTCGCGCAGGGTCATGTCGATACCAAGCCGGATCACATCGCCATCATTGCGCGGCGCAAAGCGCCATTCCGTTACCTCGAATGGCTTGTCATCCCAGCCATAGGCCGACCGGGTGAAGCCAACCACATCGCCAACCCGCACCGCCATGGCCTTGAGGTTGCATTGCAATTCAACTTCAATCTGCTGGCGATTTCGGAAAAGCGCCTGCTTCTGCAACCGCTGCCCGCAGGCCGGTGATGCGGTGTAAAGGAATTGCAGATCAGTTGCGATCTGCTTTCCCTGATCCTCGGCAATGAATACCTCGGATTTAAGGACCGGCAGGTCGGTCGGCTGCCAAAGGCTGTCTTCGGAGGCATAAACCGCCCGTACCGTATTGAAAAGATCACGCTTTGACGTCCGCGTGCGCAAGCGGATCGGCCCGTCTAGCCAGCTTTCATCCACCGTATATTCCGGGGTGCGGTAATACCCGGCATGGATCGCCCATTCCCCGCCCGCGCGGCACGCCATGCCGGCACCTGGATTAAGCAATTCACGCAGGTTATCGCCAACCGCATTGCCGGTATCGACAACACCCGCTACCACATAACGTTTTTCGGTTCCGCCGGCGGCAAGGTCCACGTCTTCATCACTGACATTGGCCGACGCAATCAGGTCATCCTCGTTGATCGAGGCATACCCGGCACCAACACCGGCACTTGACGCAACATAGTCCGCCGTCACCAGCGCCCAGTTATCTGTGTAACCGGTAGTTTCCGTGCGCGGGTCATAAATATCGTTCTTGCCCTTGACCCGGACTTTGATCTTGGGGATGCCGGACGCATAAACGTCCTGATCCCAGGTCAGCTCGCAATAAAGCTTTGCGCAGCCTTCCTGCTTGTGATCAACCGTCCATTCGCTGTTGCGCGCGCGCATGGCCGACAAAAGATCGGCGTCACCATCTTCGGTGCCGTCACCTTTCCAGAAGGTCGCATACCCGGCAAACTTGCCCGTAGCGTTACCGGCGCCAGCCCCCTCAAACACCTTTGTATCGCCAAACCAGATATCGCCGATTTCCTCGACAGGATGGCCGGTCAGCGTGATCAAGAGCTGCAGCTTACGCTTGCCATCCGTCACATTCATGAAGGTGATCGGCCCGGAAACTGCCGTTTCACCGTAAACAATCGGACGGGTGGCGATCGATTGGCGCACCATCTGGGTGCGGTCACTCAGGCGCGACCCTGCCGACAAAGCCGACGTATCAGGCTTGGGAGAGAACAGGGACGCCCCGACAAACGATGTCGCCGCCCCGATCACAGCCCCGCCGATGGTTGCCGCCAAGGAACTCAGCCCAAGCGATACGAGACCAGCCGCCGCACCTTTGGCCGCCACTGCGGCAACAATTGCAACAGCAGCCTGTGGCATGACTTAGACCCTCCAGGCACGCAGGCCCGATTTTATCGACAGGAACACAAGACCATGCTCGCCCTGCACTGCCCATTTCGGGCCGGTGCAAATGGCAAGCGCCTCGCCAAGTTCGGTATCCACCAGACCAACATCACCGCGGCGCGCGGTCAGGCGCGGCACTTCCGGCCAGCCAAGATCACCGGTAATTTTCTCGACTGTTTCGGCAAGGCCACCCCCGGCAAACCGTTTGAGTGCCCCATACGCCCCGCGTTTGGTTTTGTAGTTGCCGCGAAACGCCGCTGCCGGATCGATGCCGGTAATCGCCAGCAGCCCGTCACAGACAGTCAGACAACAATCTGCATCGCCCCAAAAAAAATGCCGCCCTACGGCGGCCTTCTGCCAAGCAACAAGCTTGCTTTCCCAATTGGGCAATCGCTTCATCACAGCACCATCAACCGATCTGACCCCAGGTGATTTCGGCTTCCTGCAGGCCATTGACGAACTCGAACCCTTTGTCATCCGGGTAATCTGATTTCTGATCTTCATCTGTCATGCGGCGGATGCGCGGTCGTTCGATATCCACAAGATCGCTTTCGACCGTGACCGATATGGTCACCGTATCCCCCGGATCATCGACAATCGGCACATCCGTGCCGCCGGTAAAAACCGAATACGGCTCGCCGATCAACGCGCCTGAATCAGACAGTGCTCCGACAAAAAGCTCACCCGGCAGGCCTTGGCGCATGGATGCTATGGTCACCAACAGAAGATCCGTCGGGATGCCTGACATGGTGAAGACAAGCCCGTTTGCCTGCACGTCCTCGGTTTCTTCAACCTCGGAAATACCGATAAACTCACCACCACCCAGCCAGTCAAAACCGCCCCATGGCAACGTGCCATAGCCCGTCCACATCCGCACATCACCCGCATCGGTCCCGATCCGCCCGAACAACACCGGGCTGATCTGATCCCCCATCAGATGGTTAAGCAGATCCGGGTCAACATCGCGGCTCACGTCAGATGCTCCATGCAATTAAGCGTGACTGTCATATGGCCAAGGCGGTCGATGTCATGCTCCGGAATACCGTCAGGCAGCCAGAAAAGCGATGTCGGGCTGGCAAGCTCGATCGGAGATCCGTCCGATGGTGAACTGATCACACGCGGCCAGATATCCAGCGTGGCGTTCCCCGAACCGTCGCTATCGACATCTTTCAGAACCTTGTGCAACCGCATCACCGACCCGCTGGTCAACCCGATGCGATCCCCCGCCTTGAGGATGCCAGCTGTTGACGCCGTCCAGCCGCTTGTCACAAGCGACCCGCCGATCTGATTGGCACCAGAAACAACAGGCGAACCGGTTGCCACCCCCTGCGGCCCGAAATTGTCCGGGTCGCCCATCTTGAAAAAACCCTCAGCGCCGTTAAGCGACAAAAGGAAGGCTATCCACTGCCCGACAACCTCACGCGACCGGATCGGCGGCAGGGTAATATCTGCCTGCCATACCTGACCCTGATTGCGCTGCGTCTGCCGTTGCTTGGTGAAAGGCGACACCGCAACCGCAACAACCGCCATCGGACGCCACCGGATCGCCTGAACGCCAGGATTGGTGGGCAATGTCAGCGGATAGGTAATGGTCATATCCGTGCATTCCCCTTGCGACGTTGCAGGCTGCGCACTTCGGCAACCGAACCATCAACCGCCGTCTTGACGATTGATCTGATTTCCGCTGCCGACAAAGTCGAGTTGCGCGCATCAATTGTGATCATCGGTGAATAGGTAAACGGCTCCCCGCCGCCTTCCATCTTGACCGGTATATTGCGGCCATCTGGCAACGGCACATAAGCCTCTGGCCTGCGCCCCTCACCAAACAAGGCAAGCTGCGGCGAAGACGCAACACCACCGTTTGAGTACGCCCGCAACGGCACCGGACCACTGCCCGTCATGACCCCACCATCGGCGAACCCGAAGAGTGACGAAATTCCAGAGCCAATAGCCCCGAAAATGCCCCCAGACGAGCCAGAACCTGCGCCAGTTATACCGCCACCAGACCCACCGAAATCAACACTATCCCAGATATCACCAATACTTTTCTCAAGATCCTTGAGAATGGTCATTCGCAGGATAATGCGGCCAATTTGCTCACCAAGGTCTTCGAAGGCATCACCCGTTGTTTTCGCGCCAACCGCGATATCCTCCAACCCCCCAGTAACCACGCGACCGAAATCACGCCCGGCCTCACTGGCTTTTTCCTGCGATTTTTCGAGGTCTTCCTGAGCCTTTTTCGCAGCCCTGCCGTAAGTTTCCTGATCAATTGCACCGGCCCTGAGAAGCTCGTTCAGGCGCTCCAATTCATCATTGTATTTCTCAAGCGCTGTGCGATTGGCCTCGCGGACGCGCTCGCCGTCTTCCATGGTCTTTTGTTCGCGATCAAGCGCATCATTCAGATCATCGAGACGTTGCTCATAATCATAAAGCTCACCAGCCAGATTGCGGATACTTTCCGCCTGCTGGTCGGTTACATCTGCACCCGCCTGGCGCAGCGAATTGTTGATCGCCTGCTGGCGTTCTGACATAGACAAGGCGTCGATTTCATATTCAAGGCCATCGATGACACCCTGAATTTTCTCCGCTTGCCGCTCGGCCTCTGATGCCGCCTTTTCCCGCGCTTTGTTGGACTCTTCTGCTTCCTTGTATTCAAGGTTCTTCTGCAGTGCTTCATCAATGCGCTGGGTCAGTCGGTCATATTCCGCCTGCACTTCCTGCAGGGCTGCGACCTGATCATTGATGGCAGCGTAATCAACGAAGCTTCCAAACATCGGATCCGCATTCGGATCCTGCTGGAACTTGTTGACCGCCTCTGCCTGCGCAAGAAGGATATCAAGCTGTGCCTGTGCGGCATCAACCCGCGCACGGGTATTGGCAAGGATTTCCGCCCGTTCATCGCGCAAAAGCTCGGCGCTGGTTTTGGTTTCATCATTCAGGCGCTTGATAAAGTTCTCAGCAGATTCAATCGCCTTTTCATAGTCCTTGATAGCCTGTTCGGCATCTTTTGACGCGCTCTCGGTATCCCAGAAGGCAATCGCAAGGCCACCAGCAATCGCAGCCGCCGCACCGATGACAGCACCCCATGGCCCCATAACACCAAGGAACTGCGATGCTTGTTGCGTCAATGCAACCAATGGGTTGCCACCACTGGCAACCTGCACGGCAAAGTCACCAACCTGATAACCGGCTTGCTGTGCTACCGCACCAAAACGTCGATAGTTCGCCGCGTTGTCATTAACAGCCTTGCCGGCACGCTGGGTTACAGCGCTGGCCCGAACCGCTGACGCCTCGATCCGCCCCCAGGCTGCCTCACCATCCCGCCCGATGTTTTTCAGGGCATTGCGGACAATCTCACCGTCCTGGACAGACAAGCGAATGGATACATCAGATGCCATCGTCACTTCCCTTGTCCGAAACAGCCATCAAAAGGCCGCGCTCAATCGAAGGGATCAACCGCGACATGATCGCCGGGTCATTCCCCTGATGCACTGAAAGATCAACCAGCGCCCCGACCTCAAGCCCGATAATCCCGCCCATACCGGCGACACGTACCTGCCCCGGCGAACTGATCACCAGTTCCCAAGCAGCCGCACCATCAATGGTTTCCGGGGCATTCTCCACATACGGGCAACGGCACTTTTCGCCGTCCGGCTTGGTTACTTCGCGGCCTTCCGCGCACGGGAGGCCGTCTTCGCGGCACGCTTGGCAGTATTTCGGCCCGTCCCCGAAGTGCCATTTCGCGCGGGCCGCAAGCCGTTTCCCTCCGCCTCGATCGCGGTCACGGGTTTGATGTATTCCGCAACGAATGTGCGCGCGATCGCCGGATGCAACATCACGTCACGCATCAATGTCGATGTGATAGGGGCAACCTCGCCGGTTTCGGTTTCAACCCCGGCGCCATCCCACTCCATCACAGCCGCCATCGCAAGTGCGTGCGCATAGGAAAACTGCATGATCCCCGACCGATAGTCGCGATCAACAATTGATTCCCGCAGGCTGTCGGCGTCATGACCGACCATCTCGATATCGGAAATACCTTTTTCGATGTCGCCGATCACCCGCACCGATTTGTTCATCGCGCATTCAATGATCGGCGTAGTGCAGGGCCGCACCTTGAACCGCACATCAAGCGGCAAATCAATCCAGTACGGTTCGCGGGCGATGGAAAGTTTGATGGTCATAAGAACCCCAAAGAAAAAGGGCGCGCCCTGCGCACCCTATTAATCAATAACTTGCGACATCGTTGGTCAGCGTCACCTGCATCATGTAGCCGGACGATGCATCATATGCCGCACGCCAGTTATATTCCGCCTGAATGCCGCCCGGACCGTCGATCGACTGTTTGGGTTTCGGCAGGAAGACACGCGGGAAATTGAATTTCAGCTCGTAACCCTCGGAACCCGGAATGGTCCAGCCATACTCCATGGTGACCGACGTTTCCGCATCAACCGCGTCACGCACCGTGCTATCGGTTGAATAGCGCAGCGTAACGGAACCTTCCGCCGTTGCCTCTGTTTCATCGACACCATCAATCTTGCTGTCGGAACGGATGGTTTCGACAGGCTCAAGATTGTTTGAGAACGTCATATTCCCGCCAGTCACAGCGGCAAGCTGCGACCCGCCAAGCTTGATCGCGCCCGAACTTTGCGAGAAACGACGCATGGCATAAGTGCCAGGCGTTGCATCCTCGCTTGATGAAGCGGATGCCTCGCCTTGGGCAACGACGCCATTGATAGTGGCGTTGACCGGCCCGGTGCGCTGCATATCAACCTGCAGACCGCCCAGTTTTGCACCGCTTGCCATCAGATAGACCTCTGTGGTCAGGCCGGTATGCCCGGTCTCAAGCGACAGGCTTGGAAGCGCCCCGCCCGATTCAAACACATGGGTGTAGGTTCCGTCACCGTTATCGGTCGTATCAGGCGCCCCAAGCAAACCCTTCAACCAGAAGCCAGTCGCGCGCAAATCAACCGGCACCACGATATCGCCACCAACAGTCGGCGCGTCATAATACGGGTCCTGCGCATCGCGTCCCTGCCCAAGGATCGGGTCATAGCCAAGCGGCTTTTCCTCGCCAACGCTGGATGACTTGTAGGAAAGCTGTTTATAGACACCCCCGCCAGACCCATCCGGCGCGGTGCCATACGTGCTTTCAAATGCCGCCAGCAACGACGCATCAGATCCATAAGCGCGCGTTTTGGTACCCATAATCGGTTCTCCGTAAGGTATGGTTTGCGTCAGCCAACGGCGGTTGGCGCGGTGTATTCAAGAATGATCGGCAACAGGGCCGCCTTGATGGTTTCGGCCCCGGCGATTGCTTCGTCATCGGTTTCCGGCGGTGCCTCATAGGCATAGTCAACCGCGCCAGAAAGCGTCGGATTTGCACGCACGACGGCGACGATGTCCTGCAGGATGTTGTCCAGCTTTGCGTCACGCACCGCCTGATCGTTTTCCTGCACCATCACGATCAATTCGACCCTGTGCTGGAACTCATATCGCAGCGGCGAAAGGATCGCCTCTGGCTCCCCACGATTGCCGTCAAGCTGATTGACCCGCCCAGTAGACGGGATGTCATCGCCCTCGACCGCGTTTCGCACAATCTCTGGCCCAGATACGGCACTGATCACTGTGAAAAGCGCCTGCAGGGCTGTTTCTGTTTTACCGGTTGCCATTTGCCATCCTTTGCAGACGCAAGCGCACATTGCGCTGCAAATCTGCCCTTGCACGGCGGCGCTCGTTATCGAGTTTGAACACCTTGGGCAACCGGACCTGCGGATAAAGCAGGAACATGATCACCGATGCCGTTCCCTTGCGGTAGTTTCCACTTTTGGTGCGCCCGCCACCCTTACGGCGTCGACCGGCACGACCGGATTTCGTGATAGAACTTCCATTGACGACCAGAAAACTCGGCCCATTGCGGCGATAGACCATCTCAAGACGGCCAAACCGCCACTCCGGGAAGTTATCCGGCTTGATCCGCTTGCCGTCGGACCCGCGCTTTGGCGCCACATCCGTCGGAACCGCCAGGAAAAAGCCGCGCTTGCTTTTGATCGGCGTGCCGCGGCTAAATCCGTCAATAATCTTCGGCGCCTTTGAATAAACAATGGAGGCCGGGCTTGCTGCCGAAATCCGCTGATCAGGATAGTTCTTGTTTTGCCATGTATTTGCCAGACGGCGACCAAGCCCGGAACCGATCGTTTGTCCGCGCAGGCGTTGCTTAAGATTGCTTCCCGATTGCCGCACGGCATCACCAACCGCCCGCTCGACCGCGATGCGCTTGATATCCAATACTTTGCGAAAGTCACCATTGCGCGTCATCTTGATGCGCATCACGTCGCCTCAAAGCAGGTGCATCGCCAGACATTTCTGGTCATGTCGCGGGTTGGCTGTGAATTGATCTCAAACACTGCACCATCGACCGAAAACTGACCGCCTTTTTCTGGTGCCGACAGGTCATCTGCGCGCACCTCAATTACGATGTCGCTGGTGACAGTCGGCTGACCGAGAATCTCGTTCTGTTGATCAGCCATCGATTTGATCACGCGAATATCGGCAACCACATCTCCGACCTTTGGGGTGTAATCCGCAGATGCGGAGCAAAACGGGTCATAAAACACCGTCTCAAAAAACGCCGCTTCCATCATCACCCCCAAGCAAAAAGGCGGACCGAAGCCCGCCTTTCAATCATCAATCAACCAATTGCCGTTAGTTTACCGTACCAACGCCAGCATTGATCTTGACCTTGACCGTTACCGCCGCACTTGCGGCAGTTTCCCAGCACGCGACCGCACCGGTTACATCACCAGTCGCAGGCGTACCACCAGATGCCACAAAGGCTGATGCCGAGACATCATACATCGCGGCGTCACCCTGGTTAATCGCGGCACCCGTAGATTTCGGCAGAGAGAACACACCATCCATTGCAAGATCACCGGCTGCACCATCCGCGATATCAGTGACAGCAACACCAATCTGCCCACCAACAACGACCACATCACCGGATGACACATCAGAACCAGTGCCATTGGTCCACGGCATGGTTTCACCACGCTGTACAAAATTATCCATCGCTCAAACTCCGATTTCAGGAAACAAGGACGGCGGGCCTTGACCCGCCGCCGATCAGATCACATGAACGATGGCTTATGCGCCGGCGTTCTTATAAAGGCCGCGATGACCAAGGACCGAAGGAGACGCATCGATGCGCACCTTCATCTCGACACCGTCGATGTCCCACCCTTCACGGTTTTCGAGGTACGGCGTATCCATACCGTCAAGATAGTTGACCTCGATCGTGTCGGTGGAATTCGGGTTTGCCGCCAGGTACCAGGCCGTGGCCGAGTCCGCATCAAGACGCGCCTCGGAAACAACCTCTGCCATGTTGCGAACACTGTTCGGCAATTTCTTGTCACCCTTGGCAGTGTCGTATTCCGACGAAATGGCGGTTTCCATCGTACCCCGAAGGGCCGCGGGGACGATCGCATAAGCCGGACGGATATTAAGGCCGCCAGCAGCCTTTTCGTCCGGGTCTTTCTGCGTCGCCATGGCGGTGCGGGCGGCATCAAGCGTCGCGGTCGATGGTGCTCCACCGGACCCGGCCAAGTTGCCATGAACAGCATGGAACAGCGCAACGCCATCCGACAGCGTCGCGTTGCTGGTCAGGATCGCATAGACCAGGTTGCCGACAGTGCGGATTGCAGAACGTCCCATCTTGCGCGGGATGCGGGTGAATGCGCCAATGTCATCATTGATGATGGCTTGGCGGGTAATGCTGAATTTGCGGCCATAGGTCGCAAGCATCACGGTTTCGCCGCGATCACCAATGGTGCCAAACTGGTATTCGGCCCCTTCGCCAACTTCCAGCAGATTGTCGAACAGGTTCAGATCGACACGTTTGGTCGGCTTGAAGTCGGTCAGGACACCTTTGGACGTCCAGTGCTTGAACGTTTCTTCGGCTTCCTCGTAACCAATCAGCATCGACTTGTTCGCAACATCTGCAAGGATATTACCAAAGTCGGACGTGGAATGATGACCAAAGTTGCGCGGCGAAAACGCCATGCCCGCCATTTCCATCACCGGCATACCGCGAGAAGAAATGTTGCGTACATTCAGAGATTCACGGGCCAGCTCACGCAAGTTAAGGCCGGTGAATTCGTTGCGCTCGCCACCATCCAGACCGGCGCGCTCCATCAGGGCCATGGTCGCACCCTGGCGGAAACGGTCGACACCGTCGCTGGTGACAGACGCACGAACCTGATTGGACGGCTCCGGCGTGTTATCGGCTTCCGCCCACTTGTCGATGATTGCCGCACGGGCCTGATCGATCGAAACGCCCTGTGCAATCAGATCATTGGCAAAATCGTTATCCAGCTTTGCCGCACGGACTGCTGCCTGAATTTCGGAGACGCGCGCACGTTCCTTAGCGGTTGCTTCCTTTGCAATGGTCGCGGCATCAACGGTATTCTGCGGCTGATCAGCCGGATCCACAGCCGGGGTCGGGTTGGCTACATCTGCAGGCGCAGTGCCGTTCGCGACGTTTGGTTTAGGCATTTGGTCACTCCTTGTTGCATGCCCGGCGGAAAGATCCGCCATCGCGGCGGCGCTATCGCGACCCGCCAAAACAGCCCCGGAAACCGTTTCCGGAACATTGTTAAACAGCGACAAGTCAAATCGCTGCATTGCCGCCGCTGTGTCAGCTTCGGCAATTTCATCGGCGAAACCATCGGCGACCGCTTCTTGCGCAGTCATCCATGTTTCGACATCCATCAATTCGGAAAGTCGCGCTGCATCCTGACCGGTGCGGGCGGCATAGATCCCTACAATCTGATCCTTGAGACGATCAAGGTTGTCTGCCTTCTTGCGGAAATCATCCGCTTCACCAAAGGCAACGTCCCAAGGGTTATGGATCATCATGCTGGCATTCTGCGGCATGATGATCTGGTCGCCGGCCATGGCAATCACCGACGCCATCGACGCGGCAAGGCTATCAATATGGACGATCACCTTGGCACTGTGCGCAACCAGGTAATTGTAGATCGCTAGACCCTCATGGACGAACCCGCCTGGACTGTTGATCCGGACATGCAGTTCCGGAATGTCGCCCAGCGCATCGATGTCACGAATGACAGTCGCGCTGTCCAGCCCGTCCCAGTCATCACCGATCACGCCATAAAGAAGCACCTCCCCGTTCGACAGAACGGAAAGCGCACGCGGGCCGAAACGGCCCGAGGCTTTGTTTTTCATGATAACCCCTAGGTTTCTTGCGGTTCCGATGCAACCTGATCGCGCTGCATCGTTCCAGTGCGCGACACCCGACGGGGATCGCAATCAAGCGTCAGACCAAGTTCATCAAGCAGCGCCATATCCGATTGAAGCTCTGCAAAATGTTCTTTCGGATCTTTGCCGCGTTCACGCACGGCATCCGAAAGCGTCTTGGTGCCGGACCGGATGTCATCACGCTGGGCGGCAATTTCCTTGGTCGGATCGACCATTGATGGTGGCGGCGGCGTCCAGATCGCCTTGATGGAGCCGCCCGTACCGTTTGATACGGCTGCAGCCTCAAGGAACCACCGTTCAACCGCCCGGCAAAACTGCGGGATCATGATCTGTTTTTGCCAGACATTGACCTTTTTATAGAAGTTCTGCCAAGCCATCCGCGCAGAACTATAGTTCACGTTCGAATAGTCACCTGTCAGAAGTTCGTAAGGCACCTTTAATCCCGCTGCCACGGCATGCAACTGGCGACTTGAATACTCCCCGTATCCATCCACACCTGGCGGGTCGCCAAACCGGATGTCACGACCAGGCGGCAGGGTTTCAATCAACCCCGGCTCCAGGTTTTCGCGATAGTTGGAAGTGTCTCCGCCAACCGCGGTCAAATGACCACCATCACCCGCGCTAACACCTTCGATATCAGTAACAAAAGCCGCAAAACATGCCGCAATCTTCTGTCGCATCAATTGTGCATCTTCATAATCGCCAAAGTCATTCAGGCGAACCATTGTCGATGCCAACCAGGTAACACCGCGCACTTGGCCGGGACGCGACTGCCGGTAAATATGTGCGATGTCGCGCGCGGGAACCCGGCGAGACGTCGGCAAGCGATACGAAGACCGCGAACCGGGATGCTCATCAAACAACCAATAGGCAACGCGACGGCCCAGGGAATCGAACTCGACACCTTGGACAACAACATTGCCATTCCCGGCGTCACCGTCCTTGGTTGCGTCAAGAAAGTCTGGCTCAAGGACCTGAATGGCAAACGGCAACGCCAAACCGTCACTCAGGCGACGACGGCGGCGACGCACAAGGCATTCGCCACTTTCCGCAACCGTGCGCATGACTTGGCTTTGCAAACCATAAAGATCATGTTGCTGTTGCGCGTCGATATCGGTGCTATCGAAATGCGCTATTGCCAGACGTTCCAGCGTTTCAGTGATCTGTTCCGTTGGCCCTTTGAAATGGGGTACGATGCCGGCACCAACGGTGTAAGTCGCAATTCCGTCAATGCCACTTTCGGCAAATTCGTTATTGCGCACCAGATCACGGGCGCTGTCGCGCAAGCGTGCCAACGTCCCGAATGCCGTTTCGGAATTGGCATCGGTCGAAACACGACGCCACCCGGCGGTTCGCCGCCCGATACTCGCCCCATCATACATATTGCGGGCTTCGAACATCGCCTTCAAACGCATGCGCGCCTTTTCGCGGCGAAGTGCCGTTTCCGGCGCGACAACCTTGATCACATTTTCAAGGAACTTCATATCAAAATCCCCGTGAAAACGTAGCATAGCGGCGCTTGGAGGTGGACGTGGTGCCCAATGACGTCTTGATCAGGTTTCGCACCTGAATCATTTCATCAAGTGTACGATATTCGACCTCCTTGCCCTCGATCACCACTTTGCGGGTGCCTTGGGCCATGGCGCGTTCGATATTGTCAAGATCGGTCTGGGTCCACGCCATGCGTCACCTATTTGTTAAGCCATCCACCCTTGCGGGAACCAAGCCAGCCGGCATTGTCGTTTGATGGCCGCTTGGCCGACGGCTTTGCGGTCGGCTTTGCGACTTTTGCCCGCGCCTCTGCCTGCTGCTTTGGCCCCATGCGGTCGATCAGATCACCTTGCGGCGCTTTCGGCGGTTCGGCACGGTCATGCTGGACCTGATCCCATTCGGCAACGTTCATGCGATCCACGCCAAGGTGGGCCGCCATCGCCATGTTGTAGATCCGGCAATCATGCAAGTGGTTTGGCGCAGATGCGTGCCAGACCTTGACCTTGCGGCCCTTGATCACCGTTTCCTTGAGATATTCCGCCGTAAGCTGCTTGAAATAGGCTTCATCATGGAACATCGCGAAATGACAGTAGCCAGGCGGGTCATATTCCTGACCATCCCTGGCACCTTCCTTGCGCAAGTTCGCATAAAGCTCTGATTTCAGGCCCCACGTCCCAACATGCCAAAGCTGCGCCCCGTATTTGCGGCGCTTGCCCTGCCAGTTGATATCGACCTTGGATGGCGACGCAGAAATGGCAGCCTTTTGCCATCCGTCATCACCCTTGATGGCCCGTGCGCGCGGATGTTTTGCCGCCCACATATAGACCTGATTGGTGTTAAAGCCTGAGTCGATGGCAAGCGCGTCAACCGGCCAATAGTTGCCATATACATCCGGATAGCGCCGCTGGTAAAGATCATCCAGATCGCGCCACACCTGATCATGCGGATCAGCCGTATTGCCAACCAGGAACCCCTGATCAATAGACCAGCTTTGCTTGTCCCGCCCCCAGGCGACAACCTCGTAATAGGCGCCATCACCCTGCACGTCGCAGCCGCAGGTAAACACAAGCCCGCCAGGCGGGATCGTGCGCGGTGCATAATCTTCGCGGCGTGAAAACAGGCGGCCCCATTCCGGCGCATCACCCCGTTCTTCCCATACCTGACCAAGCCACAGGTTGACAAACGCCTTGAGCTGCCCTGGATCATCCTTTGCCTTGATGAATTCCTCGACCATCTTGTCCCAAGTGGTCAGGTTGGAGCTGATCGCATCAATATGGAAACTCGGGTGCCTTCCCGGTTCTGGTCTTTCGGGTATCCAGTCACCAGCCAACAGCATTTGCTGCTTATGGTAGTTCTCGATCACCCCACCACATTCGATGCAGACATAGTGCGTGCTGTACGGCCAGACCTTGTTGAATTTCAGGCCATGCGGTTCGTCTGGTCCGCCAAAGACCAACCGTTGATAGGTCCCGCAATGCGGACAAGGGCAATTCCAGTAACGCTGGTCACCTTCCTCGAATGCCGCGTCAATGCGCGACTGCCCCTTGATGGTCGGTGTTGACGCCTCGAATTTCTTGTAGTCGCCTGTCGCATGGAACGAAATCTGGCGGGCATCCGCCATTTTCATCGGATCGCCTTGGCCATCTAGGTCCAGCGGCCATTCGTCGATTTCGTCGCAAGCCAGATACTTGATCGTTTTCGAACGCAGGTCTGCCGTGCTGTTTGCGCCGGTCAGGGTCAGCGACCCACCGGCAAACCGCTTTGACAGTGCTGTCGATGACTGTGACGATCGGCTGCTTGCCTGCCGCACCTTGCGGTTAAGCGGCTTGGTCTGTTCAATGGTCGGGCCAAGCTTTTCGCGGTTAAAGTCCTGCGCCGTCGATATCGTTGGCAACACCAACATCGCCTTGCCGGGCGAAGTATCGATGATCGTGCCAAGCCATGCGATCATGGCCTCGGTCAGGCCGACCTGCGCCGATTTTCGCACGCTGACCCGCGTGTGCGGTGACGTACTCGAAAGGCAGTTTAGGATCTCTACCGCATAAGGCGTTACCGCCGGGTCCCATTTGAACCCGGCCTTCGGCCCATCAGCCAAAATCAGATGCGTTTCCGCCCATTCGGCAGGCATGACCTGCGGATCTGGACGAAGGCCACGCGCAAGCGCGCTTGCAACGATCGACAGCGCTTCAGGTTTGTCCCCCGCTATCATCATCTGCAAGCACCACCAAGCTATCCGCGATCATTTCTTCCAGTCCGCGAACTTTCTCTTTTAGAAGCGCGCGCACCGCATTAACACCGCCATTGCGCGCTGCCGCGTCGATTTCATCGGACCAGCCGGGAATTGCATCAAGGCCCTGGCGGATATGGCGACCCGCTGTGACCATGCTTTCCTCGACATCCTGCTTGTCGACAAGGCGGCCCAACCTTTCCTCAAGGTCAAGCCGGGCGATTTCTGCGTTGTATCCTTCACGGGCCGCGCGATGCTGTTGATAATCGGTTCCCTGTTCGCCCGATTGACCAACATCCGCCGTTGTTACGGTCGGCTGATCAAACAGATCGTCCTTTGGTTCAGATTTCCCGATCGGCTGGCTGGCGCTTTGCGCCGCAAGTGCCCGAGACGGGTCGATTGTCTGGCCCAGCGCCTTGTCAGCCTGGGCAAAATTGATCTCGATCCGACTGCCTGTTTGCGTGAACGGGATTTTCCCGCTCTTGACCAACTTTGATATCGCCTGCCGGGTAACGCCACGATGCTTGGCATAGGCCGCTTGGTTGCCGACAGGTCCGGTTGATGCACCGTTCATACTGCCTCACACCATGCCTTATTGCCGATTGTCCACCATGTTTGGCACCGCCATATCGAAATCGGTCAACCGTCAACCGGGTATGTCAACCCGTCAACCTGTCAACCCTCTTTCAAACTCACAAAACTACCGAAGAAACGGGCTTCGCCCACCCGTATAGGTTTGGCGCTGGGAAGGACCCGCGACACATTCTGTAGTTGCTTGATATATCTATCTCTTTTGACATCACCACCAAAAGATTGCGGCGATGCCCCAGCCGCCATCATCCACACCAGCATGAGCTGGATAGTCAGGCATAGGGAACATCGCCGCGAGTGCAATCATGTCAGATTGAGGGAGGAAGCTATCAGGAAACCAAGCCAGCATCATCAACCGCAAGGAACATCCGGAAGCCTATCGGCAAAAGAAAACGCCCGCTGGATTCCTCCAACGGGCGCACTTGTGTCGACAACGAAAGTCAATACCCCGGATCACCCAACCTTGTCAAACACCTTTTTTCGGGACTGCCATGGAAGGCGCGGAATACTGGGCATTTTAATATCAATGCCCATGCTATCACTCACCACCAGGCAATTGTACAAAGCGGCCAGAACATCCCATACCATGACGTAAAACAGCTTCGATTCCTCGACCACGCGTCGCGACTGCCCGCTTTCGATGGTCAGCCATTCCGGCATGTCACCCGTCCGGGCCGCCTCAAGCGTTGCCGCCACCGGATTGCTGCCGGGGTCCGATGACATCCGAACCATGGCGCGCTGCATATGCACCGGCAGGCCAACCCCGATCTGATCGCGCAATCCACCAGCCCGCCATTGCGACCACAGCAACAGCATCCCCATCCAGATGCGCTCGGCATCCGGGTCAAGATCCGCCCCACTGATCGAACCGCCGCCATCAATGCGGGCATTAAGCTCGCCCATCTGCATGACCGCCGCCGTCACAGAACCACCCCGCGACAGATGCCGGAAATCATCATTGGCCGCAAAAGCCCGGTCCGCCTTCTGATCACGCACCGCCCACTGCAGCGCTGACCAGATATCCATCACATCCTGCTTAGCCATTGCTTCACCCTTCCATCAATCAGCCGTTTTTGCGTTTGTTCCGTAGCAAAAGCACTGCACCATTTGTTTAGTTTCAGATAGTTATCGGAATTCTGTTCCGTTGGGCACGATTTACGGAACGCCCAACGGAACAGTCTTTTTCTATATATATCAATATCTTATCTATAAAGTGTTCCGTTGTTCCGTAATATCCGCTCAGACACACTTATACGCGCACCCACCCGCTATACTTCCACAACCCCAAAATCGACGGAACAAGCGGAACAACGGAACACTTTTCCCATAACACCCTGATAAACCACAAAACATGATGCCATTTACCAACGGAACAACCACGGAACAGCGACGGAACAAACCACCATTTCGATAGTTTATGACTATCAACAAGACAATATCACTTGACTTACACCTATGACGCAACCGCACAAATGCGTTTCCCGTAATGTTCAAAAATAGCCAAATCACCCCTTCAAACCTGCGAAGCCCCTTTTTCTGATGGGGGCACGGGGGAAGGATATAGAGCGTTAAAATCATCCCTCATCACCCCCACCAAGGATCAAATCGATCGGCACCACAGTCGCCCAGCACGGGGCCGCCGTGAAGCGTGCCTTCTTGGTGATCGCACCATCAACACAACTGAAAGGCTGCCGGTAAACGCCGTGGTCCCACTTGGTGCCGCGATAGATGCGGTTAAGCTGTGCATGGTTGCTGGCGATCATAAGGTGCGTAACCGTTGCTGATGGCGACTTGCCATCCTTGACCACCCGAAGACCAATTGCAGGCAGCGTTTCATCTGCCATCCGCCTGAAATCACCGATGGTAAAGCGGTCATCTTCCTCGCGCTCGATCACATATTTCAAAAGCCGACCAATGGTGTAACGTTCACCATTGCGCCATGTTTCGACCTGCGATGTCAGCAAATGGCGCAAGCATTCGTCAAACTCGCTGTCGCTCTGTTGCGGGGTATCAAGGCCAAGAACGTTGATCTGATCAACGGCGGCGGCCACCTCGATCACATCATCATGCATCAGCGTTTCATAGGCCGCCAAAACCGGCGCCATGCGGTCCACCATGCGCGCGGTATATGACACGCTGCTAAGAATGCGCTCATAGACCGCCAGATTGGCCCGAAACCGGTCATAGCCAACAATCATCCGCGCCCAGATGCGCGGCCCCAGCGGCTTGAGCAAGTCCCGACGATCCCGGAATCTGTCGGTGGCTTCCTGCGAAACCTCGCGATCGCGCAAGGTCACAAAGTGAATGCGCGACCGGTCCTGCGGGCTGGGTTCCGGATGTTTGATAGAGCCAAAGATAAACTGCGCAATAATCCGCTGCGCAACCACCTTTTGCGAGGCGCTCGACCGGCCAATGATCCCCTGATCAGCACTAAAGCCATAGCGCGCCAGGCGCATTGCCCCGTCCGCCTTGCCGTCTTCCGGCTCCATTTCATCCATGAACACCGGCTTGGCCGCGCCATTAAGCGCCCCTCGGATATAGGCATCCGTCGCATCGGTGGTCTTTTCCGCCGCATTGGCCCCGCCGATCGGCAGGGTCAGCAAATCAAGCAAGCTCGACTTACCCGCCGAAAACGGCCCACAAAGCCACAAGGTCGGGCGCTTGTCCAACGCCCCGGTGATGCACACCATCCCCATCACGCCAAGGCATATGACCGGGTCGGCCTCTGTCGAAAAGCGCCAACTGTCAATATGCTCGCGCACCAGACGCATCTGTTCCACCGTGGCGGGTCGGTCAAGATCCGGTCGCAAATCCGCCGGCATCGGCGGCTGGGCCGGATAAACCCACCCGTCATCGAGCTTTTCCCCCGCTGTGACCATCTTCTTGCCAGATGACAGCACCAGAACATCACCGCAATGAATGATCAGACCGCCTTTGACATCGGCCCAAACGCCCTTGCCGCGCAATCGATCGGGCTGGAACAACCCGTTGCGGTCACATTCGGCCATCATCCAGTGCGCGGTTTTGGCGATGTCGGCCACCGGTTCATTGCCGGACTGACCGTCCTTGTCCTTTTTGGGAAAGGCCATGGCAAGCCACCAGCTTTGCGCGCCAAACAACCCCTCGATCACCTGCCGGTTGCCCATGCGCGTATCCGGCACACAGCGCAACTGACCACGCGGCGTGACAAAGTAGAAATTGCCTTCATCCACACCAAGGCACTTGACCGGGCACGCCCCGGCATAGCCCTCTGGCTCGATCATCGGCGGGGCATCATCCATATCCGGCCCGTGATCATGAATCGGCTCATTCTCATTGGCTGGCGGCTTGCGCCGCGCCTGATTGAGCGGCACCGTATTGTTGGTCATGCGGCCTCCGCGGCGTCTTGCTGGATGTGAATTTCCGGTGCCCGAACGGCCCGAAACAGCCGGTCAATGCGCTCCCCGATTTCAAGCGTGTCGCAGATGATCTTGCGCGGCCCGATGAAATCCATCGCACTGACCTGCCCCCAATTGACGACAACACAGCCCATCTGATAGCCCGCCAGATAGCGCACCGGATTGGCAAAAACACGCAGATCAAACCCGTGAAAAGCCGACCATTGCGGCGCATCCGGGTTGATCAGCGGGCAATATGTGCCAACGCGGCAATACATCTTTTCGGGGGCGCGGGGGTCACAGGCAACAAGGTCGCCTTGCTCCAACGTCACCCCGGACGGACTTAAAACCGGAATTTCAGGCACGACAATAACGCCCTTGCCGGCAGCATCCGGCTGCCACAAACCGTTGTCATTGACCGCTGCCTTGACATAGCCATAGCGCGCCATACGACCGCGCAGCCACCCGGCATCGACCCCGGCACCGATCAACCAGTCATCCTGCTTGGCCGTCGTATCGATCGCCGCACGGGCGAACTCGGACAACCCGCGACCAGACGACCGCCGACCAAGCCCGAAAGACCGTTCCCGCTCATCGTCATTGACCGGCTCAAACAGCTTATCAAGCTCTGATGACATGTGCTTCACCCTCCCCACGCGCCATCGCGTGCGCGATATCTTCATTGCTTTCCATCACGCTACCCCCTTGTCATTGGCCCAGATCAGCCAGCCGTGCCACGACCCCGCCTTGACATGGACCCAGCCATAAAGCGGATCCGGGTCATCGACCTCAAGGCGATGGCAGGAAGCACCCGGTGTGGTGGCATCCGACGCCATGAAAACCGACAATTGAGATGAAACCAGCGACCGGAATTCAGCCCCGAATTCAAGCCGCCGCGCAAGGTAAAGCAACCGCTCCACCCCGCGCAAATGCGTCACCCAGCACGGCACCAGAAACCCCTCCTCGCGGGGATAGGTCAACTCACAGCCGCCACATTGCTGCTCGTAAACCACACCGGTCGGATGCGCGATCAGGACATGAAATCCCTCGATCAGAGGAATCTCGACCAGTGTTTTACCTTTCATGGGGTCAGACATCACTTAGACCCTCCGCGCCATGATCCCGCGACCGCCCGATGAAACCGGGTAAACTCGCCGATAAACTCTTGCCGCCAGACAGCAACAACGGCATCGCGGACCGCAAAGACAGAGTCCCAAACGAAAAGCAAAATCAGCAGGAACAGCGCGATCGGCATGGTGATCGAATACATCACAACAATCGCCGCTCGCCGCAGATAGAGGTTTCTGATCTTACCAACCCGCATCACAAACCCCCTTTCAGCGCATCCCGCGCAACCTTGCCGCCGTCACGGACAATCGGCTTGGTATCGGCGTCGACCTGCGGGTGACCGTTGACCTGCCATGTTTCCTTCGCGGCATAGAATTCAAGTGCCATACGCATCTTCACGCCTTGCCCGAAGTCCGCCTCTCTGGTTTCTTCTAGCAGTTGGATGCGCCGCTCCGCCCCCTCGTGCAGGTGCAGAGCCAGACGAATGTCCTCGACATCGACAACCATGTGATGACTGCCAGATGGATAAGCATCTGCAACCTTTCTCAGCCGGTCAAAAACTTCACTCATAACAAGCACCCTCCCAAACAACACGGCCAAGAACGGCCCCGACGGGGAGTAGCCAGGACACCCCGCAATCAAATGTTCTGCATCGGTCAAGTTCGGCGCGCACGGGCGGGTCGCCAAGGATGGTGACAACCTTGGGGAATTCGCCGTCTTCCATGCGGATGACAACCGCGCGTTCGCCGCGTTTGACGTCAAAATCATTGGTATCGACAATCACCATGCGATTGCCCAGGCGAAACACCGCATGCCCGTCCACAAGCCGCGGCATCGGATCGTCGGGCTTGGTCAGGGGCGGCATTTTGCGCGGAGATTGGGCGGCAATCATCGGGCCGATCTTGTCCATGATCAGGGTCACCACATCGCCCACCACCTGCTGGCGCAAGGCGGTCAGATCCGGCAGCGCCGCACCATCCGTGGCAGAGGATGCCGCCGGGTCCGCTTGTGCTTCAAGCACATCCAGCACCCAGCGCCGGAACGCCTTGGCCCGGTCTGTCTTCGCCAGCATGGCGATCAATTGCGCCCCGCGCGGGCTAAAGACGCGAACCGTGGCTGGTTGGATTTGCCCCCTCAAGCCCAATTTGGTCTTGAGGGACATAGCGTCGGTGAATTCGTCTTTGTAACGATTGAACAGCTTCGACACCTTACTGGCATCGGAATAGCCCAAAGCCCGCGCAATATCCGGGCCGGTCAGCCACGGCACCCCGTCGCGGTCGATGATGGAAAGTTCGGTATCTTGGAAAGTCAGCGTAGCAGGCAGATTGCCCGCGTTGTCATGCTTGGTCATATCAAAGCCCTCTGTGATGCTGTCAACAGCACCACCAGCGAGGCTTTCGACGACCGCACTGGTGGCGGGAGGTTCGAAACCTGTCACAGAGGCAGGCGGGTTTATTCCCCCGAAGGGTCTTATATTCACCGCCCTCCCGCCATAAGCGAGAAGATGCGCCCGGAATCCGGACACAAAAATAGCCGTTACTAACGTGACGGCTGACCGTCTGTGCAGGGAGTTTCGACGCCCCCACGGCGGATTTTTCCCGCCGATGGGCATCACCATACGCCCCCTGCCCGTGACAGTCAATGAGGTTGGATGAGTCATGCCGCACCGCCATCAAGGAAGCTTGCCTGCTTCATGACGGGCGCGTCGTCGTTGACCGCAAACAGATCCTTTTGGTCATAAGCCGCATGGACGCGGCGGCATGCGATGTCGAAATAAGCAGGATCGCGTTCAATCCCGATGCCCGACATCCCGGCCTTTGCACAGGCGACCAGCGTTGTGCCGCTTCCCATGAACGGATCAAGCACCGTTTTCGTTGTCTTGGGCAGCTGTTCAAGGCACCACGCCATGACACCTTCCGGCTTTTGCGTCGGATGTTCGCGAACATCGTTGCCCTTGCGAATCATCCCATTCCAGCGCCAGTAAATCCGCCGGACAGCTTTATCAAGGTTTGTCCAGGCAAGCTCACAATCAGCGAAATCACCAGTGTTTTGCTTATCCCATACCAGCCAGCAGGGCGTTGGCCCCAGACCTTCGAAGTAGTTGCCGCCAAAGATGATCTGATGCTGGCTGATGGCGCGCATTGCCTTGATGTGATCAAGGCTGGCAGGCTGGCTATCCCATTCGAATGTGCCGTAATCACGCGGCTTCGCCTTCTTTTCCCGTGATGCATTCTTTTTGTGGTTCTCGTTGATGCCGTATGGCGGGGCTGTGACAACAGCATCGACACCCTGCAGATGCGGCATGACCGCCAAGCAGTCCGCCAAAAACAAGGTGCAATTTCCTATGACTTCTTTACGTTCAAATTGCATCACCGCCCCCTGCCCGTGACAGTCAACATTGACGAACCCGCAACCCAAGAGGCATGATCATCGCAATCATACAACTTGGGGGGATTGGCATGCTGTTGATCAACACCAGCCACACCACGCGACCGGTCGAGAAATCCGGCTTTGGCGGGCGCGAAACGGTCGCAGGCATCGAATGCAATATCGCCCCGATCACCTTGGGCGCGATCACCCTGACCGGCTTTCAGCCCATGTTCTGGCGCGCCTGCCCGTCGCCCTTGTTGGCGAACATCATCAGCGCCTGGGCGATTGTCGAAATCCTTGACGACGGATTGGAAAAGCTGCGCGGCGGCGAGCGGAAAACCATGGATTATGTTGATATTTTCACCATCAGCAGCTTTGCCGAGGAGGAACCCTCCGACGAAGACGACGACGAAAACACCGTCTATGAGACAGAGGAAGCCGCAAACCGCGCCAAGGCCCGAAAAACCCGCAAGACCTTGCAGGAAATGCCCGTGCCCGATTTCCTGATGGATGCCATGGGCGACAACCCCGCGATCGATAATGACGTTGCCGCCAAGATCAATTGCGAAACCGGCATATCGTGCGTCTTTACCTTTGCCGCCGGTCGCCACAAGCTCCAGCTTGCGCTGCGCAACATGCGCCTGCCCCTCGAATTGTCTGCCGCCCCGATCGACACCATCACCGCCAACGCCGTCTATGGCAGCATCACAGTGATCAGGGACAGCATCAGAACCCTTTCCGAAGGCTATGGCGATGCCCTGCAGGCCCTCCGCCCGCAAATCAAGCAAATGCCCAACATCGAAAAGCTGCCCATGGAAATCGTGCATGTTGTTGCTGGTCAGTGACATCAGCGCACCAAATGCGTGCAAATACGTGCGTGCAACCGACGCAAATGCATGGCAGCCAACCGATAGAGCGGTTGCAAAAGGTTGCGCATGTGTCCAAATTTTAGTAGGAAACCGCCGCGACGGTGCTAAGGTACGTCCGTTGGATATGATTCGAATAAGACTGCGGGGAAAGAAATGGCAATATTCAACATCGTCGCCACGACACGCGAGAACATCGGCGCGCTTGATCAAGCCATCGCAAAGGCCTACGACGAAAGCGACCGCATGCGCATTAACGAATTGTACTGGATGGTATCCGACAATAAGTCGACCGTTGATGTCACCAAGAAAATCGGCATCGTCGGGCCGAAGCAAGACGGCATCCCTGCGGCCATCGTCACCAAGGTCGAAAGCTACTATGGCCGGGCACCCAACACCATCTGGGAATGGATGAAAGTGAAACTTGAGGGGGGCAACAATGACTAATCGCCCGCCAAGGGAAGCACAAAATACAACACCAAACGAGCTGCCAAACGTCACACCTAGAGTGCAGAATTTGCACGATACGTCTGACATACGGTTCGTCATGGTTGAAATCGGAAAGATGACCACAGCAATTGAAGGCCTGCAGGACAAGGTAGACAAGCTCGACGCCAATGACCGGAAAATCCAGAGCGGAATTTCCCAGATCAAGGGCGGCTTGATTGTAGCGGGCATTGCGCTGGGCTTCCTCGGCTGGCTGTTCTCAGACCAGATTTCCGCGCTGCGCACCACGATCGTTTCCGCACCCGCGCCGACGCAACAAGCACCGGCGCAACCGCCTGCACCCCAACCAAAACCATAATCCGGGCCACGATCCATACCGCGCATCACAACACCCCGACCATGTGAAGGCCGGTCAGGGTGATTGCAACACATGCAACCGGCCAGATCCGATGACGCGTATAAAGGCACGCGAACATCGACCCGGTCACGATCCCGGCAAAAACAATCCCGACGCTGACTGACATCACCGCCCACCTTCGGAATGATCGGCGTCGGGCCACTGCCGAACTGGACAAAGCCATCGGTGCGGGTCATGACCTCGCTGCGCTCTTGCTCGGAAACCTTGCAGAGGACCACCAGTTCATTGAACACGCGCCCTGTCGGGTCGATCTGGGCAAGGACACCGCCACACTGAATGCCGGTTTCCTTGCAACGAAACTTTGCGATCTCGCGACGCGGAGATGGCAAATGATCGGGCATGCCTGCTACGAACGTCATGCCGCACCCCGCTGTGGTTCGGCGTCGTTGGCCGCACATTTGGTGATGTGGTCGGTATCGTCGGTCATATCCATGACCGGGATGCCGCGCTTGCGGGCATAGGCCAGCTCGGCCTGTGCGCCGTCCGATTGCTGCCAGCCCTTGAGCAGGGCCACGGCCTCGGCATGGCGGACCATGGCAAGGCAGATGTCCATATAGGCTTCCTCGCTCATGCCCGGCGGCAGCGATTGCGGATTCATCACCGCATGACCCTTGGTGGCCAGGTATTTCGCCATGGCATCAAAGGCCGGTTTGTTGCCCGCCGGCATGCCGGTGATCGGACCTGCGATATAGATGATGGTCATTGGTTATTTCCCTCCACAAGTTGCGCAGTGGCAGACCACAACGCGGGGATTGATGGCGCGAAGGCAATTGCCCGGCTGGAAAATGCGCGCGGCTTCAAGCTCATCCACGAAGTCCAGTGCGACAACTTCGATACCGTCATCAGGCGACGGAATCTGCTCGCGCTCGGTCATCATTTCCCGAGTTTCGAACATTTGATGCCCGCACTCCGGGGCATGATTGACCATCCAGTTGAGGTAATTCACCCTGTCAAACTGGATCTGTCGCCGACAGTCAGCGCAGTACCATGCCAAAGACCCGTGATTGTACCAATCTGCAGGCTCCGCTTGGCATAGTCGGCGATTGCAAGCACCACCTTCTTTGCCTTTATTTGGCTTGTCAGGCCCGTTGTAATCGCCATAAGCCATCACGCAGCCTTTCCGATTGCGGCGCGGGCGGCCTTGGCACCGGCGCACGGGGTTTTGGGGTTGATCACGCGGTAGTCGGGCAGCTTGCGCGCGGTGCCTTCGCCGTCGAACCAGGCGCATTTGGTGCGGCCATGTTCGACCCAGGACACCAGCCAGCCGGTTTCCCCATTAAGGTCCGCCGCACTGGGCGATTTCATCACCGGGTTGCCGCCAAAGCTTTCGCCAGATCCGCGCGTTGGCTGATGGAGGACCAGCACCGGCAGGTCGTAATTCACGACCTCATAACTGCGACGGATGGCAAAGCCGCCCAGATCAAGGTCATTGATGATCTGGCGCGCGGTTTCATCGTGATCAAGATTGTCATTGGCCGCATCGCGCAGCGTGGTCAGGATGGCGTTGAAACTTGCCTCGCTCATGACACACCCCCGCGCATATCGGCCATGGCGTGTGCCGGCAGGTTGTCATTGACGCCGTTGATAAAGGCCGACTGGTACTTGGCCCCCGGATAATCGATCCGGTGGTTGCCAAGTTCGACCATGGCGAGGAAATCATTTGCCAGATCGACGGCCTGACAGACCATCACCGGGCGGTTATGGACCACGATCACATGGCGATACCCGCCGATATATTTGGCATAGCGATCGATGCCGGTGCGAATCACCGCAAGGGCACGCCCGCGCGGGCCGTCGATATTGTCGGTATGGGCCGCTGCAATCAGGGCCTTGCGCATGTCGTCTGAGATTGTCGGCTTGGTCATGTCATTCACCCTTTATGGCATGATGAAAGCAAAAGGACGGAAGGGCCGGGCGCTGCAGAGTGCGGACAACACGGTTAAAGGAGCAAACCGCCCGGCCTTCCTATTGCCTTAAGCCCCACCCGCAAGCGGGTAAGGGGCTTAAGGTTTGCTCGTATCCACCGTCAAACCCGGCGGTCAGTTTCCAGTCGCGGCCCCCGAAGGCTTAGGGAGGAGAGGCCCACCGGATGACGGGGTTTTGCTTAATCAGGGCACTCGCCGTCTGATCCCTGTCTGCCCTATCGGTTCACACCGCCCCGGCAGCCGGGGTATCGAACAAATCCGCATCAATCGGGTTGTCGTTCTGGTAATTGATGACCCGCGCACCGGGGGCCGGTTGAAACAAATCAAGGTTATCCATCTGCGGTTTGGGCAGCAGGTCGTGCATTGTTTCATCGCGTGACCAGTCGCGATGCCAGCCAAACCAGGCGCATTCCATCGTCGGGCGATCAAGGCCAAGGAAATCAGGCCGCCAAAGCAGCTCACACTTCCATTTGGGACGATGGCGGCGATACAGCCCTTGGCGCGATGCCGCATGCCAATAGGTCGATTTCAGCAGCAGCCAAAGCTCCTCGACCTGCATCCGCAAGGCATGCTCGATAAAGCAGGCGGGCAGATCCTTGTCATAAGGCGGGTTGGTGATCAGGACCGATGCCTTGGGCCGCATGACCGACAGGAAATCCACCCCGCCGGTGCCATAGCCGCGATCGATCAGATCAGTACCGATCACCTTGCAACCATGGGCCTCCATCACACGGGCCGGAACGCCATCTCCACAGGACATATCCCAGATGCGCTTGCCTGCCAGATGCGGGAAGCGGCGAAACAATGCCTCGAACACTTCTGGCGGGGTCGGGTAGAAATCATCGGCTTGGCGGGTGCGGTCGCCCTCGGCAACTTCACGCCGACCGCCCGACATCATCGCCCCAAGACCGGTCTGGACTTTGGCAAGCTGGGTCATTCCTCTGCCCCCCGATAATCCGGCAGCCACAGGAACAGGCCGCAGGCCTTGAGCCGCGCGATGACCTTGGGCAGCATCTTGTGCGCCGAGGGTTCGATGGCGGCGAACTGATCGCCATGCAGGGCGCGGATATGGTCAAAGACCTCTGCGCTTGCGCGTTCGAAATCGGTGGTGAACATCGCCTGGGCGGCATATCGATCGACCCAGAGCATCAGAAGGAAGATCACGGCAAACACCTTGAGGCTGTGCCAGCCGCCATCATCGCCAACCTGCCGGTCAAGCAGCACGGCCAGAACGCTATCGGCCCCGTGGTCCATCTCGCGGCGGAAATCATGGAACTGTGACGGGGCCATCAACCCGGCATAACAATCCATATCGGCGCGAAAGGCGCGTGCCAGCCGATCATTATCGCCATCCCCGGCGAAATCTGGCGAGACATAAACCGCCCAGAACAGGCGCGGGAAAATCGCGGCCTCGGCCACATCGATTTCATGGACCTTGCGCGGGCGGATGACCTCCACCCCGACCACCTTGGACCGGCCCCGCGGCAGACGTTGGCGAATATCTGCCATGGTCAGCGTCCCCACCGGCAACGGATCATTGGCCGGCGCAGGCACATAGGGTGCCGGAGTTGGTTCGGCCAGGGGAATGAGGGTTTTTGTGGCGGTCATGACTGGCCGCCTTTCGCCTGACCCGGCTCACCAAAGATCAAGCAGGTGCCGGAATGCCCTACCCCATCGCTGGCAACGGACTCGTTACACAGGCCGCAAGACACCGGAGAATCACCGGGAAAATCGAAATCCTCTGTGACGGCATACCGGGCAAGCGTGCGGCGCATTTCGTCCAACTCGCTCAGATCACGGGAACTTACCAACGTGGCCGCCTTGATCGCCTGCGCCAGGATCACACTGGCCGCACCGTCGGGCGCGTGCTTGATCTGGGCTGCGGCCTGTTTGGCGGTCAGGGCATAAAGCTCGTTAAACAAGCCCTCTGCCGTGCGGCCCTGCAGTGCTTCGACCGGGGCCTTGGCAAAGACATCGATCATGAAGCCGCGCGCCGCGTTGATCAGATCCGTTTGTGAATTGCTCATCGCGCCGCACCCCGCTTCGGAAGCTCGGCAACATTACCCTTGCCGGGCTTGTTGGTTTTCGGGGCGTCATTGGCATGCAGGAAGCTTGCAAGATTGTCATGCATGCGCCGCGCAACCTTGACCAGCTCCGGGCGTTCAACGTGATCAATCCGGCCATCGGCCATGAAATTGAGGAACATGGCGGTATAGCTTGCCGCGCCCTCTGCCACTTCATGGAAGCTGATTTCCTCGGGCGTCATTTGCTTGGCGCCACCCATGCCGATCATCGCCAAAATCTGATTGGCAAAGCGCGGCGGCAACGCATCCATCAGCACCATCAACTTGTGCCCGCTCGGCCCGCAATCATGATCGCGATAGCCTTCAAGCGTGCGCGTCTTGATACCGGTGCGCGCCGCCAGATCCTTGATCGTGATCTTTCCGTCGCCCTGATAGGTTCCGACATTGGCCGCAAAAGCAGCAGAGAACGCGCCCTGAAACTTTTCGGCAGTCAGATGGGCATTTGCATCATCATTCGACATAAAATTTTCCCTCAATCCATGCGATGGTTGCAAAGTCAGGGATGCGGAAACACCCGCCGCACCCGGCATTTGGTCAAGCTCTGAGCCTGTCAGGCCGCCTGTGTGTGGTCTTCACCCCGATCACTCGGGGCGGCCTGCGGTTCCGATGACGGGTCGATGTCATCATTGGCGTTGGCCATGAATTCCGGCGGTATCACCGCTTCGCATTTCCGGATGGTTGAAACCGTCGGGTTCCAGTTTTCATCGGAAAGTTTCCGGAGTGTCGCCTCGTTAACCTGGACCTTTTCCGCGAACGCCAGAAGCGATCCACCAACTTTGAGACGCCAGGCGCGAATGCGCTTTAGGTTGTCATCAATGTTCATGATGCTCGCACCTTATTCGTGTTTTAACACGGATGTCAACACGAATTCGTGCAATAACACAATGTCATCTCGGACAAGGACTGTGCAAAATGTGCCGACCAAGCCAGAAAAAACGCGGCAAACCGCCAAAAACCGGTCACAGGCTCATGCACAGCATCATCGAACAACAACGCCAGAATTTTATTCGCTGGCAGCAAGGCACGGGTATGTCGCTTCTGGCGATTGCCGAACGCGCCAACCTGTCCGAAGCTGGTCTGCGCCAATATAAAAACGGCAAGACCGACGACATGATGCACAAGAACAAGATGAAGCTGGCCCAGGCATTCAACACCACGGTGGCCGCGATCTTTGATGGGGAAACCGGAACGGGAACCGCCCTTGCCACCACGCACCCGACCCCGGCAGGGGGCACCCAGCCCGCCACGGTTCCGGTGCATGGCAAGCTTTCCAAGGGGTCGCTTTACTGGTCACAGCACCCGACCGGCTTTGTCGAAGCCCCTGCCGGCATGACGCTTTCGGGTGATGTTTTCGCGATTCGCATGCCAGATAGCAGCATGGCCCCGCGTTTCAAACCGCGCGAGATCCTGCTCTGCGACCCGAACGAGGCACCGACACTGGGCGATGAATTCGTTTATGTGGATATGTCTGGCGAGACCCCGGTGCAGATCGTGACCTGCAGCGGCATGAGTGCGAATGGTGAAACGCTTTATGGCATCAACAGTGTTGCGGGCAATGCCAACGCCGAGAGGGTCGAGGCATCGCGCACCGCCAACAGCAAGATGATCGCCCGCGTTGTCGGGCTGTTGATCGGACATTAGGCAGCAAACCTGCCATACATGCACAAATTCACATGTGTTGGTATAGTTAACCTATCCTTAATCGGGATGGGTTTTGAGCCTGCCCTACCCCTTTACACAGTAGAACCGCCCGCGATCTTGGGGAACACTTGATATCAACCCCCGGATGTTGCGGCTGCACAAGTCAGACCGCCAGCAGGCGGGAGGCCGACGGTGCGTCAACACCGTCAAGCAACGCTGCACTCACAGCGCCCGACGTAAAACGTCGCTCCCTGGCCCGCGCGGGATAACGCAAGGGACCATACCGACGTATAAGAAACCATCCTCATTTGAGGGGTATTGGGGGGGCCTTGTGACACATTGCAGCCATGCGCTTTCGCGCCTTATTGTCGATACAACCTGTATGATGCCACGCATGAAACCGGGGGATGAACTGTTATTAAAACGGTTTTGCTCGGTCCATGACCAACTGCGCAGCGGTGACGATATCGCCTGTTCAACCAATGATGGCAGGCTGATATTGGGGCAATTCTGCCAGTATACCGGGCGCGGCCTGATTGTTCGCCAACTTGTGCGCGAAAGCGCCTTGCATATCGATTATGCCCGTGGCCCGATTCTCTATCGCATCAGCGCCGTCATCCACCCGAAAAAGCCAACAATGATCCCCGCCAGAAGCGTTTTGCACTGATCCTTTACGAATGCCATTCGTTTTTTATCACGAATAATCGTTGACAAACGCGAACCAAACACGCACCCTTTGCGACATCATCAACCAGCAAAGGGTGTTTTTGCGATGACCACCACTCAGAAACAGGCCGATTTCATCCCGGCCAACCGCCGCATCAGCGTATGCGCCAAGCGGTTTTATGCAGCGCTGCAATTCATCAGCACCGAAGAAACCCGCTATTACCTCAATGGCGTTTTCATCGAACCGCATAAGGATGGCGGGGTAACCATGACTGCGACCGATGGCTGGACGATGGCCTGTGTACGCGACAAAACAGCACTGTTCGAAGGCGATGGCGGCTGGATATGCCCGGTACCGAAGGGACCGTTTACCAATGCGCTCAAACGCAAGGACGCAGGCACACTGCATTTCGTCGGCAGCACCGCCTATCTGACCGACAGCTTGATCGGCGCGGCGGCAACAGACACCGAATTTGACCCGACGCAAATCACCCCGCTTCACAATGCCATCGCCTATGCCAAGCCGATTGATGGCAGATACCCCGACTGGCGCGCCGTGGTGCCCAAGGACTTTAACAAACAGGCAGAGCAAATGTCATTTGATGTCACCCTGCTCGATCGCTTCACCAAGGCGATCACGCCGCTGCAGGACAGCAAGAAACACGTCGGCATCAACCTTGTGACACCGCCGGATGAGCAAAGCCCGATCGTCATTCGCGCCGATCTTGTTCCGGACTTCTTTGGCATCCTGATGCCACGCCGCGCCAGCAGTGACCAGGCAACCATTCCTTACTGGATGCACCTGCCCGCCAAGCAGGAACGCAAACCAAAACCGGCCAACGACGCCGAAGCCGAACTGGTTAAATCCGGCAGATCGGCTGCCTGATGCCGCGCCCGTCCTCTTTTCTTCTGTTTGGCTGCGCTGCCCTGATTGCGCTTGTGATCGGGCAGACGGCCGCCATCAGCTTTCAAGGATCAGACCCATGGAACCGACCAACATCAAGCATATCCCGATTGGCGACAAGCCTGTCACCCCGCCCCACCCCTATCTCGCCGGGGCCAACCCGGCCAATGATGGCATCCCCGGCCCGATCAAACTCCACATCCCCAAGGATGTTCTGGATGACGCAGGCAAGCGCCACGCCGCCGGACTGGCAAGCGAATGCATTGCCCTGCCCGAACCGGGCGAATCCCTCAACGTTCTGATCGGCCCCAATTGCGGCCAGCGTGCCGAGCTTATCGGCACCATCAAACCGGCCCGCTGCACCTTGGCCCTTGATGCAAAACGCATCCTGGTCAAGTTCACCTATGGCGAGGGCGAGCCGGGCACCAGTGCCGCATGGGTCACGCTGTCGCAACTCAGCTTCCCGCACCGCAACGCAGACTGCGGGGTGGTGTGATGCGCTATTTCAAAATCAATTCCGGCCCGCTGAAAACCAAGGCCGAAGACTACCGCCGCCGTCACGCAACCGCCTATGATGCCGCACAGGATTTCGCTCGCAAATATGGCGGCACCCGGTTTTGGTCCGGCATCAATGGCCGCCTGATCGGCATCACCGCCAGTCAGAAACCCGGCCCGGAATGGGTCAAGGACAAGCGGCAGGGATATTGGCACCCGTCCAATGACAAACGCAAAAAGGACGCGGCTGCGATCTGGGATGAAATCCGCGCCCTGCCGTGCATTCCTGGTCACGACCGCCGCAGCAGCGAAATTGCGCAATGGCTTGATATTCACCAAAGCTGCCGCTGCCAGCTCGGCTACGAACCCGACCTGCTTTACCTGTTCCTGACAGACAAGGACATGTTCGGCTTTTCGGTCAAAGGCCAACTGGAAATCATCGCCAACATGGCGGTGCCGGAAGGCTGCGAGGAAATCAGCGAAGCCAAGCTGCAAATGCTGCTTGATGAACGAAAGGAAGCAGCATGACCTTCCCAACCAAAGCAATAAGCATCCGCCAGCCGTGGTGCCATCACATCCTGTTTGACGGCAAGGACATCGAAAACCGCGACTGGCAAACAACCTATCGCGGGCCGGTCCTCATCCATGCATCGGCAAGCTTTGACGGCTATGCCGCCGATCGGCGGGCGTTTGTCGCCAAGCATCCGGAAAGTCATCTTGGCGGCATCGTCGGCATGGTCGAAATCACCGACTGTGTCAGCAGCAGCACCAGCGAATGGTTCTATGGCCGGTTCGGTTTCGTGCTCCGCAACCCCATCCCGCTTGATTTCATCCCCTGCAAGGGCGCACTCGGCTTCTTTACGCCGGTCTTTAATCGCTCCCTTCTGCAAGTGCGGAGTGAAGCAGCATGACCCGCCCGCTCCGCGTTCTGATCGGCTGTGAGTATTCCGGCATTGTCCGGCGCGCCTTTGCAGCACGCGGGCACGATGCATGGTCCTGTGACCTGCTGCCAGCAGAGGACCGGTCAAACCATCACATCACAGGCGACATTCGCGATGTGCTGAATGATGGCTGGGATTTGCTGGCGGTGATCCACCCGCCCTGCACGCGCCTGTGCAGGGCCGGGCGGCGCTGGCTTTCGGGGCCGGGTTTCATGACCCCACCCAAAAGCCTGCCCCGCGGGCGGACATGGGAAAGCATGCAGCAGGAATTCATGGACGGGGTTGACCTGTTTGTCACCTGCTGGCGCGCCCCGATCGACCGCATCGCCATCGAAAACCCGATCATGCACGACATCGCAAAGGCGCACATGCCAGATGACCTGCCCGATCCCCAGATCGTCCAACCCAACCAGTTCGGACACCCGGAATTCAAGGCGACCGGCTGGTACTTGAAAAACCTGCCCCGACTGCAGGCGACCAACCAACTGCCCGAACCGGAACGCGGATCCGACGAATGGAAAACATGGAACCGGGTCTGGCGTATGCCACCTGGTGCAGATCGCGGCAAGGAACGCGCCCGCTTCTTCCCCGGCATGGCCGACGCCTGCGCCGAACAGTGGGGCGGGCACGCATTACAGGAGTTAGCAGCACGACCAAGCCAACCACCCCATGGCCGAACACCGGCGAACCGAACAAATGGTTTCTCCATGCCGGTGAATTCATGAAGGAAATCTGCAGCGCACCGGGTTTCTGGTGCCTGAATTCGGACCTGAAATACCTGACCATCCGGGTCGATACCCGCGACCGGCAGGACTTCAAGGTCTATGTCGATGGCCGCGATGGCATGCAAGAGATCGATGCCGATCTGGTCATTGATGCCGTGCGCCGCTGGCGCGCCAAATTCCCCGGCCTTTATCCGGAACCGGCGAACGAGGAATGGAACACCGGCCCAGCCCCCTATGGCGTCCGGGTCCGGGTCAAGCTCGCCAATGGCTGCGTGATGTGGGCCAGATGGGTCAAGGATGCGACCCTGAATGAAGACCACGAACCCTGCGACCAGTGGCAAGCCGAAGACGGCGAAGACCACCCGGAAAGCTGGCACGACGGCGCATGCTGGGACAGCAACGCCGAAGGCAACGCCAGCACCCCCGTCATCGGCTGGAAACGCATTGCAGAAAGGGCAGCAGCATGAGCAAGCCAACCTTTAAAAGCCCGGTTGCCGCAAACATCGACGTCGGTGCCTACGCGAAACCGCCGGAATGGATCAAGGGTGGCAGCTACCGCCACAGCGACGATTCAAAAATGGCGGGCCGCACGTCCATAACGATTGAGATTGGCGGGGCAGTTTACCAATGCGCCGATCCGAACTGGTTTCGTCACCTGATTGATCAGGCCAACGCCGCCCTGACCAGCGCCGGATACCCGCCCCACGTCACCGCCGCCAACGACACCGAAGGCGACGAAAGCAAACAGGAAGGATCAGCGGCATGAACGAGAAAATTCTTTACAGCAGCCCCGAAGCTGCCGAACGCAAAGAGGTCACCGGCTGGGTTAGTGCTGATGGCCGTTTCTATGGCGATAACGAGCATTTGGCCCGCTGGGCTGGATGCACGCACATTCTTTGCCGGGAATGCGGCAAACACGAACACGAAAAAAGCTGGACGTGCTGCGAAACATGCCGCGACAAACACGTGATAGAGCGATACAACGCCAAGCCTTTTAAGGCATGGGATGGCGAACGGCTCTTTAGCTACAGCCACGAACGGTATTTCTTCGATGAACAGGAACTTATCGATTTCGCGCTTGAGCATAATGTGTTGCCCGGTGAAATGCGTCTGGCGATCTGCGAACCCGACATCCTGAAGATGGTTGACTTTGACGATATCTTGGTCGATCGACTGCCCGAGGATCTATATCTGAGCGACATAGCCCCAGAACTGGCAGAAGCCGTCGCAAAGGTGAATGATATCATCCAACAAACCAAGCCCGTCTTGGCATGGAATCCCGGCAAATACCGGACCACCGTCACCGCCGCTGCCCTGATTGCAGCCAAGACCGCCAACCGAAAGGACACGGCGGCATGACACACTTGACCGCGCAGAAAGATGGGCGTAGCATCCCGGCTGTCATGGACGCATCCATGACCGGGATTGGTCTCCCGTCTGTCACAAGGCGCTCGAACCGCGCCCAACCTGTTGCTGCGCGGTTTTCTTATGGTCGGGCGTATGGGGGCACCTTCGGGTGCGCCGTTCCTTGTGGCGGTAAGGCCAACCCTGTACGTCCGATCACCAGAGATTGGCCTCTCAGTGATCGGAAAAACCGTTCACACAAGGAGGTCGCCATGAGCGTACCAACCAACAGCCGGACTCTGTCCGCAGCCGATCTTGATTCCACAGACACCAAAGAGCCCCGAATTCAGGACGAACGCCTTGGCGAACGCCTAGGGCTCAGTCGACCGCGTGACATCCGCAAGCTGATCGATCGCAACCGGGCCGAACTTGAGGGCTTTGGCCCACTCGCGCCACGGTGGCGCAAGTCGCGGGGTCAGGATTTTGAGGAATACTGGCTGAATGAAGCGCAGGCTTTATTGGTCTGCACCTTTGCCCGCACCGATCGGGCGGCAGAGGTCCGGCGCGAACTGATCATGGTGTTTCTGGCATGGCGGCGCGGCAGCTTGCCAACCCGCCTGCCCCGATGGACCCCGACGCGGGGCGAAATGCGCGACATCAATTCACGCGCCAGCCAGATATTGCAGACCCGCTTTGGCGCGGTGCGTGATGCGCTGGTCGCCCAGATCCGGGCCGATCGGCTGGCGGGCCATATTCGCCCGTTATCGGACTATGCGATTGAACCGACCACGTTGCTGCCGTCCAATGATCCCGGCTTGCCAAAACTTGACGATGGTCAGGCGCTTTTTTGCATTGAGGGCCGCATGGTCCTGACGGACATCACCGACGCCCGCCCGAAACCGGGCAGCGAAGTGATCGCCATTGCGGTTGCCGATGACACCGGCCCGGCCCGCTTTGCCATCGAAAGCACCCCGCCCGCACCAAACTGGTTCGACCGCTGCTTTCTTGCCAGACCAACCGACCCGCGCGACCTTGTCCGCCCCGTCGTCGTGGTCATCGGCACCGTGATCGAGGAGGGATAAGGATGGCAAAAAAGGCCGCTGTTACACAGGCAGAGGTCACCCGCATCATCAAGGCCGCCAATGCGTGCGGCCTTGATGTCTGCGAGATCGTGGTGACCGCTGATGGTGTGCGCCTGATTTACAACAAGGTTGACCGGCCCGTCGTAAATGACAATCTTGCTAAACCGAAGAAATGGCCGAAGGCGGGAAATGGCGAAGCTTGATTTACCGGGACTGTGCGTTGAACGCAATCGATCGGGAACGCCTTCCTGGCGCGTCCGGGTCGAGGGCGATGCGCGCCGCAAGATCACGCTGCCGGTCAATCCCGACCATCCGGAATTCATGGAACTGTATCGCGCCGCCCGCGCCGGCATCAAGGCGATGCCACAGGGCAATCCGGAAGACAGGGTTATGCGGTCATCGCTGGATTGGCTTCGGGTCAAATATCTGGATCACCTGCAGGCGATGGTCGATGCGGTGGAGGCATCCGACAAGACGCACAAGCAGCGCAAGGGATTGCTTATGCGCATGTGCGATATGGTGACAGAGGAGGGCGACCGGTTCGGTGATTTCGAAATGGAGATGCCAACCCATTTCATCACACGCGCGCGCAACCAGATGGCAAAGACGCCGGGCGCTGCGGCCAACATGGTCAAGGCGATCCGGGCAATGTACAAATGGTCCTTTGAAACCGGCATCACCCAGACCAACCCGGCGATCAACATTTCCCCACCCCGGCCAAAGGGCAAGGGCGCGATCCCCTGGACGGTCGATGACCTTTACCAGTTCCGCGACAGGCACCCGCCTGGCACGATGGCCTATTTGGCGGTAACGCTGTTCATGTTTACATCGTGCCGCATCAGCGATGCCTATAGGCTCGGACGCAAGAACGAGTTTGAATACAAGGGCCGCACATGGATCGGCTGGCAACCGGTCAAAAAGGGATCAACCTTTGTCGATATCCCGATCCTGCCGCCCTTGATGAAGGCGCTCCGATCGCAAACCGTGGTGGGCGAAACCTATCTGCTGACCGAATACGGCCAACCGTTCGCAAGCCCCGAAGGACTGCGCAACCGCATGCGCAAATGGTGCGATGAGGCGGGCCTGCCCCACCTGTCCAGCCACGGCATCCGCAAAGGATCCGGCACGATGATGATTGAAATGGGCTGTTCGGTGCATGATGTCATGTCGGTGCAAGGGCACAGCGATTCAAAAACATCGGACATCTACACCAAGTCATTCAACCGCCGCCAGCACGCCGAAAACGCCATGGACAAACTGGCCGGTCTGGACTGGTGAAACCACCAAAGTGTACTGCGCCCCATTTTCCGCAGTACACATCACCACTTAAGCACTTGATTTTAATAAATATTTTTTAGAAGTGGTAGGCCCGGAGGGACTTGAACCCCCAACCAGACCGTTATGAGCGGTCGGCTCTAACCAATTGAGCTACGGGCCCCCAAGACAAAAGTCCGGGTAAAGAAAAGACCGCACCGGTGGTCCGGTGCGGTCCCGAAAACTAGCGATTTTCCGGGCAAGGTCAAGCCCGAACCGCATGTGATTTC